TACCTGTTTCAAGGGGACTAGTAACATAGAGTGTAGGGTTGCTTTTGGTCCATCGAGTGCCATGATATATCCAGCCAAACAGGACGCCACACTCTATTATCGAATGGAATGGTACACCGGAGTGTACGACACCACCGTTCATGTCGAGAGAGGATACTCTTATGCTGGGGTAGACGGGCTCATTGTGCGGTTTAATACGCCATATACTCACGCCGCCAGCCTAACTCTCCAGGCTGTAGGACTTAATAATACGGGAAACGCTGTAGAGTTGGGGATAAACTACGGCTCAACAGCCGCCACATTCTCTCCTGCGGCCGCCTGTATAGTGTACTGGAGAGCTCTTGATACCTCTGGCACTATAGCTGGAAGCCATGTTGAGAGAGGGGTTATCCCGAATGTTGGGACTGTTGGGGCTTGGGCAACCTTTGCGTCTACTTTCTCTGCTGGACAGGTATATTTCCCAAGTGCTCGTTGCCAGTTTGGTACGTCAATCGCCGTTGAAGTTCAAGTGGCCAGCTTCACGCTCGCCAGTTTCTATATAAAGCCCTCTAAGGGCGGAGGAACTGTTACATGGCTCGCAGAACGCATCTACTGATAAGTCTTCTCCTTCTGGCTGGCACACTTCTAGCTCAGGATAGGGATGTACAAAATATCTACATCCATCAGAGACAGTTTATGGATTCCATAGCTATCCCAGCAATCCCTCCGGTTTCCGGTTCGGTTTCTGTGTTTAGCCGTGGGAAACTGGGACTCTTTATGATGTTTCCGGACGCTTCCGTGAAGAGGGTTGACTCTGTGGGGAGTGCCGCTTATGGAGATTCTGCCAGAATTGCCTATGAAGCCATGAGTATAAAGAACTATACCGTAGTGACTATGTGGCCTATGTTCGGAGGAGAGGCAGACTCAGCCTACATCACTACCAGCATCAAACTGGGAGGTGGAATTCAGCCTAGAAATGTGGTTATAGACTCGATTAAGTACAGCGCCTTTGGTGGAAGTTGTAATGTTACCCCAAGTGTCAGGTATGGATATGACAGGTCGGCGTCTGGAACATCGGTGATTACCAGTCCTTCGGCCGTCACAAGTGTAACTACGCCCACGACTATATCGTCTTTTAATAATGCGACTGTTCCAGCAAATAACAATGTCTGGCTTGTTTTTACTGACACAACGACTAAGCCGTGGCATTTGATGTGGACTGTGTACGGACACTACCAGTGATACGAAAACTTTTCGTTCTATTACTTATCTGTGTTGGCGCCCAGGCCCAAGTGATGTACCCTTATGTGACCAAGAAGGCCAGCGCTGGTGGAGGTGGAGGTTCTCCTACCCCGTTCTATCTGGCTAACGCCACCATGGGAACAACCGTGTCGGGTGGTACCAGTATGCAGATTACAGTATCTCTACCTTCTGGCTGTAACTATCTAAGGGTGGAGATGGGTGAGGCCAACGAATACTCTCGTTGTGACTCTGCGTATATCTGTAGCACGACCCCTGACGTTATTGGTGCAAGGATCGGCCTTAAAGACGCTGGGGGGACTAATCTAAACCAAGAGTCTTGGGGCATACAGCGCTCGGATACTTCTGCCGCCTCTGTGGTTGTCCGCATACACATGACAGCCTCGATCGACTTCGCCGCAGGGGTAGTCCCGGTGGTGAAAGCAAACTCTAGTGCGCCAGCAGGAACCTACAATGGGCAATCAAGTGCCGGGACCACTTCTCCGTCTTTCACTGTGGAGGCCGTTTCCGGAGATACGATTGTAGTCTCCACCCTTGAAGGGAACGTGACTGGAGGCTCTGTTACAAACATAGGCTCGGTATCAGACCTCAGTGGGTACCGTAGTTTCACAATTCTGAAAAAGGCTTACGTGGCGAACCCGACAACTGTTTCGTATGCCACATCCAATAGCCCCCTTAATGCCGGGGGAGCGGCGGTGAAACCATGATACGAAAACTCTTTGCGCTATTCATACTCAGTACAAGTCTCAGTTTTGCTACTGACTATTATGTAAAGACCAACGGAAACGATGCGCTCTCCGGCACAAGTGTGGGGAACGCTTGGGCTACCATCTCAAAAGCCAATAACACTCTTGTGGCTGGCGACAGAGTGCTCGTCTTAGGTGGAGAATATAGTGGTCAGATCAATCCGGTCAACAGTGGCTCCGCCGGAAACTATATCACTTATATAGCTTATGACGCCGCTTGGCGTCCTATTCTCCGTCCCGCTTCGGGCCCCTCGGCAAATCTTTCAGAGGACAGCTATATCCGCGTAGAGGGCTTTGGGATGCCTAGGGGATTTGATATTTACAAGGGCAGTCACAACATCTTCCGTAACGACTCCTGTGCCTTCGACACGCAGGGTAAAACGATATCGTATGGGGTAGGAGATTTAAACAATACCGCGTTTAATACCATTCGAAGGTGCTTTTTCAACGCGAATGATGGTATGTACGCAGAGTACGGGAGCCATGCTGGTGTCGCTATGTCCTCTGATGATATTGGCGGTGGGTGTTACGACAACCTCGTCGATAGCTGTATGAGTATCCAGAGTTCCGACATTGGGTATTCTACATTCGGATGGCAGGGATTCAACCGTAATGTGTTCCGTGCCGATACCGCCATGTGGTGCCATACGGGATTTATGACTGAAGACGGTGTTAGCGCACACAATTTTCTTATTGACCGTTGTGTTATTATCCAGTGTGGCATCAACTCAGCAGATAGACCAGCGTTTCCGGGATATCAGCTTAACGGGCACTCCTACGAGCTTCTCGGACAGGATCACCTTATCGTCCGATATAATGTCGCGATAAATGACACGAACCTCACGGGCAGTTACATTCCATCCCATATGTACTGGGATGAAATGGGTATTTCTCCAGATCTTGAGGGTGGGGTCGTCTGGGCGGACGCCACAAATTACTACGTTTACAACAATACGATATGGGGGCGGTGTGGGAACTCTCAAGAGCATTACATTGTACGTGTGGAAATTCCCGAGGCTGGTCAGGTCACTCAGAACATAAATGTCAAGAATAATATCTTTGCTCGGGAGACCAACTCGCCCACTATGGTCTACGAAGCCAACAGATACGGGTACGTAAACCAAACCGTAGACTTCGACAACCACTTCACAAACAACATATTCTATCGTACGTCCGGGACTGGATCGGATGTTGGTGCGTACGAGGACGCTGGTGGGTATGTTGGGTCGTTCACAATTTCGGAATTGGAGTCATCGTATCCAGCTCGTTGGAGTAGTAACACCCTTGAGAATCCGGTTTTTGCGGACACTACTTCACGGGGTAGATGGATAAACTTGGGGTTACAGGCAAGTTCTCCCGCTATAGATGCTTCTGATCCATTGACATATGCCAATGGAGGAGGTTCTGGAACGTCTCTTACTGTAGACGATGCCGGATATTTCTGGGGAGGGAACGAGTTGGTCCCTGCCGACTCCATAATGATTGGTTCTGTGAAGCGGCAGATTAGTTCCATTAGTGGCAACGTGATAACCCTGACACAAACCGCCACATGGTCGGACAATACCCCAATATACTACTATTCTTGGGATAAGTGGATCGGGAATTACCCAGATATCGGGGCTTTGGAATACGGAACACCCGCACCTCCAGCAGAGGGAGCCGAGCCAAGTATTCCAGGGAAAATGGTCATTGTGAGGTAACTATGTTGCGAAAACTTTTCGTATTGTTGTTTATTCCCGTTCTGGCGATTGGGCAGACCAAGCTTAGTCATTCTACGGCTGGTCTAGATTCTGCGGCCTTTGGTTCAAAAGCATATTTCGCCTGTGGAGCAGATTCCGCTAACACCACTACTTGGGACAAGTTTCCCATGGGGGTTCAGCCGACTGGGGTGGTAATTGATAGCGTACATTTCATTTGTCTATATTCTACCACTCCAAACTTTACGCCCACCATTAGCTATGGGACGGACGTCAATGCTACGGGAACAAGTCTGGGATCGTTCTCCTCCGTAGCGAGTTCACATGTCACTTCGGCGGTTGGGAAAGGAACAACCATTCCTGCGGGAAATGACGTCTGGATAACCTGGGGAAGTATAACGACCCTGCCTCGGAGGTGGGCGGTGATTATCTGGGGACACCTGATATGAGACTACTTTTTTTGATGTTGTTATCTACGTCGGTTTATGCACAGTCGATATTTTACGGGTCATACCGAATCTCATCAGACCCAAATATTGTGCTTGTCGGCAGAGATAGTGCCAATATATTGTACGTAAACGATAAGACCCTCACTACGTCTTTGAGTGGTTCAGACGGGAATAGGTATAGTCTGTTTTTTGTGGGAACCTATACGTCAGGGGCAAATTTTGTAGATTCTGTTACTGTAGATAGCGTTGCTGGTGGTTCTATGAAAAAGGCTACACTTGTGGGTCGTACACAATATCCAGCGGGTGGGTTACAGGTTAATATTTACGGCATGAAGAACCTAAATAACGGGAGTCATACAGTGCACGCTTATGCGCCATCTCAAATGTACGGCGGGATGCTTGCGGCGGTTCATTTAGGCAATGTAGACCAAACATTACCAATAGCAGAATATGCAGGGAACTATAATTATAGTGTTGTCCCCACTGTCATTGCTTCAAATCGACATAAACAGTGGCTCTTTGATTGCACGGTTAACTCTGGTGGTCAGGGGAACATGGGGACGGCTGGACAAACTCTTGCCGCAAGTATTAGTAACAACGCAGACGGGGAGAACTGTGCGGTTGGGTGGGATTCAACCGTAGGATATATTTCCACTTGGGCATCCCTGGGTACGGCGAGTTGGGTTCTTGGGGCCGTCACCGTCAACCAGTATATGTCTGGAGATTCTTATGATACAGTATTAACAGAGGTGGACACTCAGTTAAGAGATGCGTATTGCGTTCTAAATTATACCTCAGCCACCGACAATGGTTATTTGCGCTGTGGTTCATATTTAAGTCAAGCGCGCGAGTGGGGTGCCGAGATGCCTCTGGCAATTCCTAAAGATGCCGATATTATCAATGCTGTTCTTATTTGTACAGTAAATGACAATAGCGGCTGGGGTGTTACGGATACAATGTCGGTAAGAGCTTTTGCTGTTGATAATGCCTCTGCTTTTGTTCACGGAGCATCAGAGTGGATACATGAACATCATACCCGAGGTACAGACTCAACATACTGGATAAGTCCAGACGGTTGGGCTGGAGATAGGGTTGAGCGCTCTTTTGATGCAAGTGCTCTTGTGCAAGCCGTCGTAAATCGTTCTGGATGGAGTTCTGGAAACTATATTGGATTTTGTGGAGTAGCGAAGACGTACGTAGACCCAAATTACATGGGGTTCAAGGACTATACTTCGGGATCGGGTAGGATGAAACTGCGAGTTGTTTACCACTAAACATTAAGGAGAAATATCATGGCTATTAAGATGTCAGTCACCGTTCGCAATGCTCGCCTGGACGCCATCGAAACGGCGATTGGCACCGGGGCAGTTTTGAAGATCCGCACTGGGGCGCCCCCGACAAATATCGCAGACGCCGATTCCGGTACCGTACTGGCGACGCTTACTCTGGATTCAAACTGGATGGCTGATGCCGCAAGTGGAAGCAAGGCTCTCGCTGGGACATGGCAGGATACGTCTGCAGACGCCGCAGGGACAGCCGGACACTTCCGTATCTACGCTTCCAATGGTACCACACAACACATACAGGGTACGGTTGGTGGTACGTCAAGTGGTGAAGATATGGAGTTGGATAACACTAGTATTGCGGCTGGTCAGACAGTAACTATCACAAGCTTCACGCTCACGGACGGGAACGCATAGTAAATGGCTTTTAACGTACGCCAAAAGTCTTTCCGTGGCAGGATAGACAACCAGGTCTTGAATGCCGCATCGTGGGATTACGGGTTGAACACGGTGTGGACATGGACTACTGGTACGTTCTATCGTGTCCGCTTTTCGCTTCAGGAATACGGGACGACTGCTGGCACCACTACGTGGAGTCTGATGTACCGGAGGAACTCGGGCACGTTTGCTACCGTGTCCAGTTCCTCTCCGTGGATTCGACTTGCGACAAGTTCACAGTTCGCCAACTTGACGGCCGCCACTGTCAAGTTGTTGGACGGTATAGGAACTTGGCGTAACGGAGCTGGATTAACCACTTCTCAGTACACGGCCACTCACCAGATGGCCTCGCTCGGCCACACGGAATTTGAGTTTGGCCTGAAGGCGATTGGCTCGTGGGTGGGTGGCGATACCATGAACCTGAGGGTCTACCAGTCCGGTACCAGGGTTGCTCTAACTGGCTACCTTGGTACTGGCACCTGGACGATGGCCCAACCCTGTAACGGAACGACCAGTGAGACGCTTGGCGATATTACTAGGTCTTCTGCGGGTAAGGTCTACGTGGCGGGAACTTTTAGCCAGACTCTTTCTGCTATAACCCGGTCTATTTCTGGGACAATAACAAATCCGCCAAGTGGAGCTCTTGTACAATACAGAGCACTTCTTGATGCTTACGGGTCAGTTGTCCTAGATAGTAACAGTGCTACAGTCTATACCAGAGAGTGGAATTATCAACTTTCTGATGTAGGAAGGACTTTGACTGGGAAGGTTACGACACACGGAACCTTCAATAAAACTCTTGCCAATATAACACGTTCTATTGCTGGGAATATTCAGAACCCAGCCATTCATGGAATCCTGAGTAAGAATCTGGATGCGATTACAAGATCCAGTGCTGGTAAAGTCATAGCGAAGGGTTCCACCAGTAAGACTTTAGCTACCGTTACCAGAAGTTCTTCCGGTAAAGTTATCGTAAAGGGCTCTACCAGCAAAACACTAGATAGTGTTACGAGAAATTCTGCTGGAAAGGTTACGGTAAAGGGGTCCACTTCCAAGACGTTATCTACTATTACCAAGACTATCACTGGTAAGGTGGCAGTCAAGGGGAGCCTTGGAAAGACTCTTGGTGCAATTGCACCTTCTATTTCCGGGATAGTTTTTACTCCGATTCCCGGTATTACTGGTTCTTTAGCTAAGACGCTTTCCGGAATCACCTCGGCATCTTCTGGAAAGATTATTGTTAGTGGGACGTTTTCTAAGAGTCTTTCCACGGTTACCAAGACTCTTTCTGGCAGGGTGACTGTAAATGGCTCCTTCGCCAAGAGTTTGGCGGGTATAGGCAGGTCATCGTCTGGAACCGTAAAAAATGCCATACACGGAACGACAGCAAAAACTCTTGCCAACATTACTCGTTCCAGTGCTGGTAAAGTTTATGTCAAGGGAAACTCTGCAAAGAGTTTGGCTTCTCTAGGCAGAACGATTTCAGGAAAACTCCCCATAAAGGGGACTGGTCTAAAGACTTTCTCTTCCCTGACAGGAACAGGCACGGGAAGGGTGTATGTTAAGGGTGGCGCACAAAAGGGCTTGGATGGGATAACCCTATATGGTAGGGCGCATGTCCCCATGCTGGGTATTAATGGATCTCTCGGTAAGCAACTTGGAGGCGTCGTACTTTACAGTGTTGGTTCACCGATAACTGGCGGCGGAACTCCAGATAACACTCTTGTCGAAGGCGGGAGATCCAGTATATCCAGAGATATTAGCCCAAATATCCATGGGAACGACAGAGAGATTGTTTTTGGTAATCCTACATCTATCGTAAAAGGGAGGGCTCATGCCCCGGTTCGCCGTTCAGAGGGTTAGCGAAAGAATTGAACAGGGATTTGACTTCTCTGCTCTGTTTCCTACGGGTGAGAATGTTACCTACTCGGTGACAATTCTGCCCGTAACCAACCCTACATTTCAGAGTTTCTCAAACGGTACTTCGGGAAGGCTTTTGACACATCTTCTGGGTGGGGGCGTGGCCGACGAGAAGTATCATGTAACAGCATGGGGTACGGGTGCTACAACGGGGGGAAGAAAGAGTATCGACATATTCATTTCCGTAAGACCCGATTAGGAGACCTATGAAACGAATTCTTGCATTACTTCTGTTGCTACCGTGCATACTTTTCGCACAGCCAAAGCGCTATGCAAAACTTGCACTGTACGAGGAATACTACACCCCGCAGAAGGCCGCCATTGTCTGGGAAAACTCTTGGGAAACCTCAATGCCAGACACGGTGTACAATATGTACATCGGGAACGTGATTTGGTTTAAAGACACGACTTGCTACAATCCCGAAATATCTTTTCGCTTAGATTCTCTTAGGGGGAGAGGAGATAAACGAGAGGCGCGTATTACGGCAGTACGGAAATCTCCAGTCAAAGCCGATTGGATCTGGCTCTATACGCCAAGTATTTACGAAATGAAGATGAATCCTCAAAAGTATCCCGTTACCGTTACTCCTACCGGGGGTTATCTTCGTAAGTGGCAAGACACCCTGATGGCCGTGACTCCAGATTCAACATATCGTGAAAGCCAATGGTTCTCGTACACGCGAAAAGACTATTGGAACCAGATTGTGGGGGCTGACGGACAGGGGATGGCGACTTGGATGTTCCAGTCATTCATTCCCAAGGATACCACACAAAATAGGCGGACACTGAAATGCTGGATGGAAAAAGTCATCGGAGATCCCACCGTAAACAACGGATGGAATCAACTCATTCGATTCCGCATGGTTTACTATGCAGAACAGCCAAAGCAATTTTACGATGCATCAAACAATGCATTCTAAATCGGTTCCTATATTATGAAGTAAGGCCATGCGAAAACTTTTCGGTAGTATTTCATACACACATAAAGGATACTAATATGGAGCGTTATCGGTTCTCGTGGAATCCCTCTCCCTCGGCGTTTGTTGAGAAGATCCAGGTTGTAGGAAAGATTGATGGTGGCGCAGAAGCCGTTCTTGTGGACAGTCTCCCGTCCAGTGCTTTTGAAGCCTTCTATGATTTCGAGACTGGCGCCGTGGTTGAGGCGTGGGGCCGTGTTGTTGGTGACAATGCTACCGTTGCGGATACGGCACATCTCTCGTTCACCGCAAAGAACGAGGAGCAGGTCGCTCCCGTTGAGGATTTTGGAGTAGCGTGGGTTCAACACATAGCCTAAAGTTATGAGCGGAGAGTCAAAGAACTTTAATCCAGATGTTCTTTTCCTCTACCGTACTACTAGGAAAACGGTTGGGAGCGTCATAGTCCCGGCTTTCGATCTGGGTAAAACTGATTGGAACCGAAGACTTACCGATGCTCCCACTGTTTCTAAAGAGTCGGTTGATTGGACTGGGAAACCTACGTCCGGCGAGATAGTTTTCACTATCGCAGATACGGATGGAAGTGTAACCCTGACCGTAGGGCAGAGATTGGGTGATCCCGTAGCTATGTTCTTTAAAGCTAGCGAGAATCCCCTTACTTGGTGGCCTGTCTTTGAGGGTAATATCACGAAGACGATGCGCTCCCAGGGTCTCTACACTATTACTGTTACTGATGCCGTGAAAAACATCTATAACAGTCAGTTCATTTCCGACTACGTTAATCTTGGCACTACCATAGGAAATAATATCTATGGTACTGTGAAAGATGTTATTGGGACCAACGTCTATCTTGATGACATGGGGGACGTCCAGTGGATCAGGAGAAGGATACCTGGAGACGATTCTTGGTGGGCTAGTATTACCGGGGCGGCTCTCGGTGCTTTAGCTGGCGCAGTTTCCGGTGGATTTGCACTTCTTCCCGCGCTCATTGGGGCTGGAGGGGGGTTCTTACAGGGAATCCCAAAGGGTGGAGCTTATGATCGGTTCTCCGTACGGGTCAATGACCAGAATATAATCTCTGACGACGAGGTTCTTGGCGGTCAGATGCTTAAGTTCTACGCTGGAAGTATCAGTGGATGGGCGCAGAACACGGAAAGCCCACTATTTCCTCTCGTCGCCCAGCATACCCGTGGTGGAACATTCATGCTTGGACTCCATGGAACGATCTACATGGAGGATATGCTCCACGGCGTACAGAAGGGCGATTACATCTACAGTGAGCTTCCTCTCTATTTCAGGGGAAGTCCTGACGATGTTATCGTCAATATGCTCACCGGAAAGAATACTACCGTAAAATATACCTTCCCGGACGATTTTAGCTGGGACTGGAGTTACCAGACGGCTCCCTTAAGACACATTGATTGCTGGGGACTAGTGAGTAACTTCGAGTCTGGCGCCGTAGCCGACATCATCAATAAACTCTCGGAAGAGTTTGGGTTCTCGTTCTATGTTGACGAAAGCAATAGATTTGCCATTAGGACTCTCAGGTCAAAGAGCATAGGTACCGACGTCCTAGGTACGTTTACAGAAGACTACAATATCATCGGAGATACTGAGTACGAGTACGACCTGCAGACCAGTTATACCGATCTCGTGATAAACTACAGAGACACCTTCATTGGGGATATGTATGGCATGAAGGTGCAGGCCACCTTAAATAGTGCTTCTTTCTATGGTGGTGTAAGGCGCGTCAAGGAGATCAATTCGGAATGGATTCACGATAAGCTTACTGGTGAGTACATGATTGAGAGGTACAAGAGGCGGTTCGCGACTCCTGTGCCCGTACTGAAGTTTACGGCTCCACTCTACTCGGCGCCTATTCATATAGGGGAAATCATTAGGGTCTCCGGATATGCCTGCGGCTCAATGGTTCCCTACGAAATCAGCAAGTATCAGAAAGACTTTGCCCGTTCTTCGGTTGACATTGAAGCAGAATGTGTCGGATCTTACTACGGCGCCTACAAATACGGATATCTTGACGGGTCTTGCTATTGTTCCACCTTTGCTCCGATGGACTATCCGGGGCAATATGGAGCAATCCCATACGCCATAGACGATATCCAGACTTCTATCACTGTTTCCGGACCCGTCTATATTCAGGCCCTATCTGTTGGGATGAGTTTTACGTTCAACACCGCGACAAAGTGCGAGATGATACAGATACTTGCCGTAGAGGGTCAGAAGTATTCCACGGATCTTGCTGGTCAGGCTTGGTTCACCTACAAGGTCAAACGTGGCGCACTTAATTCGCAACCCCAGGCTTATCCTGCTGGAGCGGCTGTTCGTCAGTGCGTCTACGGAAGACACAAGACAAATAACGACGATTCGATTCCCTATATCTGGTACTAACCATGGCTTTTTCTGACATAGGCACATTTAACTTTGGTACTTGGCATAGGAGTATCGCTCCCGTACCAGGGGACCCTGTTACAGTCTACTGGATGGGATTTGTAGCCGACAATATCGCAAGAGTTAGCCGACCTCTCTCGTGGATACGAGATGTTTCTATCCCTGTGGGCGGCAGTCTGCAATTTAATCTTGCTACTATGCCCTGCTCTGGATTCCCATTTGCAAAGATGTACGTCAAGCTTGTAGATGGATGGACAGACCGTTACTCTTCCGGAGAGGAAAGTTCTTGGGTAGGTCGTGGCGACGTTACTAGTTATAACCTACGGTTTATCAGTACCGGAAGCGCCGAGGCTACCTTGGCTACTCTCGAAGCAGGTGAAGCCTGTCTTATGGCTTTTGGTGGCAACACTACTATTCTGAAAACAGCAGCAATTTTCTGGGGAAAATAATGCGCCCGACAAATGGGTTCACGAAGTTCTATACTAACGATTTGATTGTCGAAGATAGTGACCTTTCAAACGCTCTCTGGGGATACCATCTTGCCAACAACATGGAACATCTCCTTGGGTTGGACGGCTATCTTTACTTTGGCGCTACTGGTGACGGTGCTCTAGGGTATGAGGGTCCAAGGAGTGCTCAGGTCAGTCTTTCAAAGCTTGAGCTTACCCACGCCCCAGTCATAGAGATGTATGCAAAACCAGACTGTATTGTACAATTTGGTACTACCCGTGTCATAAAGGAATGGGATGGCTTCGGCTGGGTAGTTTACGACGTCGAAGACAGATACATAGACATAGATATTCAGTATAACGGTCTACTTACCTCGTTTGTCGGTCAAGATATACGTATAGGTCATAACCAAGATGAGATCATGCATGTTCTTGGATACTATCCCATGGGGAACATAGGGGAAGACCTGTACGCTCAGAGACTTCGTGTAGCGAGAGCTATCACCCCGTCAACGGGTGCCGACTTCTATTCTGCTGGCGAGAGAATCTATATCGTAGGCTCGTACAATGCGACAACGCTGGCTATACCGAATGTCACTTTTAGCCTCAATCCTGTCTGGATGGAAGCGATAGCGAATCGTGACTATGCGAGGTTTACATGGATGCACTCTTCTCCTGGTACGTTATACTACAAGATATTTGGGGTATAAATGGATGCTACACTTAATGCCGCACATCTGTCCGTAGATAGGACTGGTCTTGTTCCAGACGTTTTTGCTACTCTTACCCCTGCTTGGGGAAGAAAGGTCTCAGAGCAGACCGTAAGGGCTTCCGGACTTCATGGAAGTGCCATTATTCCGTTTGTCGGTCTGAAGAGACCTGACATATGGGGATGTAGTTATGTCTACTCCACGACGGTTATCCTTCCTTATGGATACTTTGGTTCTACTGTACCACCCATGATATATGTCATGCCTCAGTATGGGAGCATGGTTATTTACAAGCACATCATGGATGTACAGCAGAAGATTGTAGAACCCTACACTATGGGAAACTCAGCCGCTATCGGCGATAGAGAACGCTTCACTACTACGGTCGAGAAACTCAACTGGGCTGGAGGTATCTGGACATTCTCAATCGTCCATGCTGTGTCTGACTGGGTTCTCGCTGGTGTTAATTCTGGCGCAAACATCAAAAAGCCATACGGGGATATGCGTTATGGCTGGTGGCCCAACATAGCCGCCGCTACTGACCCCGCACGTATGAATGGTATCGTACTACACTGGGTTGCTTTCGGTGGGGACCCCAATGCTTGACTACTGGACAGTCGTACTGCCCTGCGCTGGATAAGGGACGCTATTCTCCATCATCGCCTTATTGAGACGCCTCATCGCCTCATTCCTCCAGTCTGGCGTGGGGATCATCAGAAACAACTGGACGATGACGTCTACGATCCTATCCTCAGTTACTTCCTTCAGACTCAGTTCCAACTCTTCGTTTGACTTGTCTGCATCGTGAAAAATAGCATACATATGCGGGTGTTTGACATCCGACATCTGAATTTTCTCTTTCCCTCTTGAAAACATAGCTTCCCTACTCCTCTTTTTTCAGTAAGATAATGCGCTTTTTGGGGAATGGGTCTACTGCCCCATCCTTGCGCCGTATTCGCCAGTCTACTGGCTTATCGGGTACGATTTGCACCGTTCCGAACTCTGTGGGGATTACTTCTGTTGTCCCCGCTAATTCAATAGCCTGCTTCCTTAAGGCTTTGAACTCTTTTTCTGTAAGACCGAGAGCCGTCAGCATCGCTTCTCTCGCTTCCGCTAGGCGTTTCTCCACCATCGCCCAGTGCAAAAGCGAATCCGGCGAGGTTGATTGCGTCTGCTTCGTCGTCTTTGACTCGTTTTCCATACTTCTTCCTTACCAGCCTTTTAGACAGTCTTTTCAGATTGTCACTTTTCCTGGATTCTCCCTTTTTGAATGTGAGCATAGAACTCTGCCATTGACTGGCATTTACTACTAGAAAATCTACCCTCAACCCAAAAAGAGATCGGACAAGAGACTCTACCATACCAATAAGAGTCGACAACTTGATTGCTACTTGGATATTTAGTTTGACGAATGGACGTTCTATTGCCACCGTGAAGTGGTCTGTTCCAACAAGAACATCGGCATCTCTAGCCCTGGTATACTGCCAGAAAATAGCGTCCGATATAGCGCAAGCCGTATCGTACAGATCTTTCTTTGGTGGCACATTTGCGGTCTTGAAGAGAGAATGACCATCCTTTGAGGCTACTACGCTAGCTACCCAGATGGGCTTTGCGTAGGCAATGTCTACTCCTATACAAAGACGGTTCATTTTATCTCCGCGAATACTTGTCCGTTGACGGTGAAAATACTAACTGATCCGGATAACTTGGTTCGTTCCGACTCATCAGGCGCCCTTTCGACTGCCACCAGTTCGTAAAATCCCGATGGGGCAGGGCTTTCTGCTGTTGTTCCTCCAAGAGTTCGCTTAAAGTCGGACGCAGTAAACTTGCCACCGTACCGTTGCTCGATTGCATATTCGATTGCTTCCTTCGGATTCTCACACCTTGAGGCAATTTGATAGAAATGTGCTGGAAGTATGCACTCAAAGTCTGGGTCGTTTTTGATGAATGTGTCGTACACACGGATATCTATTTCTGCCATCCGTATCCCGATGCCAAAGGACTTTGCTAAGTCCTTGACAGTACCATCTCCTCGGGAACTCCTACCATGAGCCGTACCAAGGATGATACATCTGACTACCCAGGAAACCTGCCCGATTAACTTTGCCTCTTCGTATAGTGCTATCAGGGCATCATCGGACATCCCTTCGATTCTCTTGCGAATACCTTTGAAATCTTCACGAAATCTTTGAAGCCCGTAGATCAGTTCCCCTGAGTGCCTTTCGTCTTCATTACTAGGGTTGCTGAGTGCGAGTTCACTTGATATATCCTGTGGTCCCATCCCTTCCCCTTCTTTACCAGTTTGTCTACAAAAATATCACCATTTTCAGTGAAACTTATTACTTTTCCGTATACTACTCCGTCTTTTTCATGGTAAAATGTTACATATGCGTTGAAATCAAACGCTGTTCCATTCTTATCGTGTGGCATCAAAATGCTCCCAGAATGCTGTACTGTCAGCAGGCGGGGTCACTAGTCGGGTCTCCAGGAGTTCGCCCTTCCTAGAGGCATTTGCGCTCGAATAAATGGCAATTACAACGGGTCTCTGACTACCCCTACCCACTAGATATCCAACATACCCTGCCAGATATAGGAATATAAGCAAAAGACCCACGGAAAGCAAATATCCCATGGGTTCATGTGCTGGTCTATGCCTCTTTAGCGAGGCGACTTGCTTTGAAAGAGTGTCAACCTTTGATTGAAGATTACGGGTATCCCTTCGTGATGTACTGGACCATTCCTGTGTTTTGCTACAATGAGCGATTTGTCGTCTATTGGACCATGCACGAAGATGATGACGTCTGCGTCTTGCTCTATTGCTCCAGAACCTCTTAAATCTGAGAATTTTGGTCTCCCTTCCGCCCTGCGTTCAACGTCCCTGTTGAACTGGGACAACATAATAACAGGGATATTTAGTTCCTTTGCTATATGTTTCGTCATGTGAGAGACAGATGCTACGTCACTATCCGACCCATCTCCACCCTGGATGCCTGGTATTAACTGTAAGTAATCTATGATGAGAAAGTCTATCTTCTGCTCCATTTTAAGTTTTCGGGCACGGGCTTTCATGTCGATGAAGTTAATAGGCGAATCGTCTATGAACATCGGCATACTGCTTAGTTCGTTGAGGGCGAGAAAGATTCTACGCTCTTCATCGGCGTCTGTTTTCCCATGCTGGGCACGGAAGCTATCTACACCCGATAGGGCTGAGGCTAACCCTATGACTATCTGCCTATTACTCATCTCGACAGAGAAAAACCCGCCCCGAAAACCTGCTTTTACCGCATTCAGAAGAATAGTCTTTGCTAGTGCTGTCTTGCCTTGAGATGGGCGACCTGCTATGATAACCATGTCGCCATCCTTGAACCCGCCTAGTACGTTGTCGAGGTCTATCAGACCAGACGGTACTGCGTGTATCTCTCCAGCTTTAGCCCTTCTCATGCTTTCTATGACTTCTGGGGCTATCTGAGCTGGAGATTGATACTGCCTTTTGAGAGAGAATGAAGATATAGCGAAAAGTTTTCGCTGTGCTTCCTCTAATACTGCCTCCGTGGCTCTAGTATCTTCTACTATGAGGTTCTGCCCGAGACGCCTTAGCTCGTCTCGCATATTGATATCAACTAAAACCCTTGCGTACTGTGGTGCTCTGTAGCCTAATGTATCCGCTATGGGCAGGTTGAGGACTTCAGCCGAAGCCTTCCCTTTGCCCACTTCTTTCGCCAGACACATTATGTCAAACTCTTCACCTGCCGTGTAGAGTTTTACCAGCGCATCCCAGATTTTTTGGTAGACTCCCGTAAAGACTTTTCGCCCCGCGATAATATCCGATACGTCTCCCATCGTATCAGAGTTATTGACAAGAGCGGCGAGTAAAACCTTTTGAATATCATTACTTTCCATTAGCCCCTGAATGTTTTCGAGAGATTGCAGGACGAATGAGCGTTTTCCCTTGCTTTACCAGCGTACAGCCTGTCTTTTGGTGGATCTTCTTGATGTCCCGTATCTCATCCTTACTGGTCGAGAATACTGTATGACCACAAGTATTACAGCGGAAGCTGTATGTCATCGACGGCTTTCCATGGGATTGTGGCTGTATAAATAAGGTTTACATCATCTCCGTACCGCATCTCCCTCTGCATCCGA